AACAGCGCTTGGAACGCAATCACGCGATACGGGAACAGGAAGTCAGACATCTCTGCAAGAAGGACAACTGAACCAATCATCAGAGAGTCTGCAAGTAAGATGGTCCATCCGCCTTCATTCGCGTATGTCTTGAACACGTCAATCATAGAGTTCTGACCCTGAGGAAGTCCCTGAATGACAACGAGGTAGAAGAGAACATCGTGAACAAGCTGAACAAGGATTGCTGCAACGACCAACGGCAGACCATAGGCATTGGGAAAGAGGAAGGTAGCAAGAAGAACACCGAGCATCAGACTAAACACATCAGCAGATACCGCAGCGACTCCAAACTTATCATACCACAGCTTCAGAGCTCCTGTGGGTGGAAGAAATGAGACATGTTCTCCTGGGATGATCTTTGTGATCGCCATGACTACGAAGTCCACCCATAGTGCCGCGCTTAACAACGAGATCAACCGCATTACTTGTTACGACGAGTTTTTCCGTGGGACATGCGAGCTGACTTCTTACGGGACACAATGCGTCCCCACTTGTTCATCTTGAGATCGGCCTTGGTCAACCCACCCGATGTGTGGTGGGCAGTCCCATGCATTACCTGTGCGCGTGATCCAACTGCCTTGTGCATTTACTTACTGAGAAGATTTAAACAATTTTGGAATGGTCTGTCTGATGCGTTGATCGCGGACACTGGGATTGATCTCAAGACCCATTGGAGGTTGCGGGTGGTCAATAAACTTTCCAATTCCACCATCGGATCTTCCGCAGTATATTTCGTTTTTCCATTCAAACGGAAACTTGACTCCGATTTCTCCGGCAAGTATGCAACTATGACTATAATGAATAAGCGCCTTTGTCCACGTGTATGGGTAGACGTATGTTGACAAAAAGTTCTGATCGTTTCCTATGCCCTTGTCAATTGGGTTCTCACTGAACAGCTTGTATTGATCGCGAATCACTATGTTTGCTGTCTTACGTATTCCCCACATCCCACCCATAATATACGATTTGTGTTCGACGTTATCACGGATGATGTGAATGACATATTCACTTTTCTCTATGAACTGATTGATCGCCCAACGGTCTTTCCAGTGAATGTGGCTGTCGGCGTCACGGACAAACATAATCTCTACATCCGGATCATCGATTGCATAGAACCGTTCGATCATGTTGATCTCTCCATATTTACCCGTTGGAATCAAGACCACGTTCGAATACATCGCAACCTGATCTAAGAAGTCCTTGTCAATGTCAGGTGCAAAGTAGAGATACACTTTCCAGTCAGGGAAGTGTGTACCTACTAACCAAATATTTTCAAGCATCGGAAGTGGGTAATATCTAGGGTTTGGTGGACCATAAAGGCAGAAAGAAAAGACTTTTACCATGTCCTTTCTTGTAGACAAGAAACTATAAAGTCATTTATATCCTTATTCTCTGAATAGGGTCGCAGACAGTGGTAGTCGCAAAAGTATCCAATCAGGAGTGTGTTTCGTAACTGCGTTCTGTTGGTGAAGTTCCACGGGTGAACACGGTCTAGGCGTGTAAAGTTGGTGATCTTGTCATTCAGGACAATCTTTGGCCCGGACCATGCATCAAACATCTTCTTGAAGATCACCTGATCTGTTCCCCATCCAACTCCTCCATGGTTTCCATCGTATCCAGTTCCTTGATACCACCTACGAAGAATGACATCGGTAGGTTCAGCCCCAAAGACACCTTCCCAAACAATAGGACGTGCTACGTTATAGCACATTGCGATCTCACCTGGAAAGCACACGTCCCGATACACTACAAATGCATCAGACGACAGCGAACTAACCGAGTCAACGTAATACCTGCGGTTAGCTGGTAGCATGTCCATGTCCGTAATCAGAACTCCCTCATCCCGAGCAACCTCACGAGGATACAGCAACCGAATACACTGTGCCTGAAATGCAGTATGGATGCCGTCAATCGGTTTGAACAGCACCAGGTTCGACTCCCAAGGAAGCAATGACTCTGGAATAGCGTCTGCAATCAGAACGATACGAACGTCAGCCTCGGGAACAACCGCCTTCCACGCCTTCACGAAGTTTGGGATGAAGTCTGAATAGAGAGGGTTCAGATCAGTGGCCGTAACAATCGTGCCAATCTTCATTGTAGATTTCTTGATGAGGTTTATCCAATATCCAACGCGGAGTTTCTCCATGTTCCATATTGTCGATTCGATACGCTTCTGCTCTGCAAGAAGGAACTCCTCAGTGACTTCACTCCAGTCATCCACGAAAAGAATGGGGAGATCCATCCATCCAGAGTGAGCAATGTCTCGCTTCACAATCGGAATGCTACCCATGTACAGTGTCTCCCAAAGACGATGAGTGTCAATGCCATTTCCACGAGGACAGAACACAAACGCGTGGTTACGAACTTCCTCCAGGAACTTCTTGCGCCCCTCCATCGTATTTGCGGGTTCGCCTTGCGTGACCCAAAGGAGGTTACTGAACGCCTCCTTGATTGGAACTCTCTCAGAAGGATAGGTTCCAACTGAGATGTTCAGATATGCAAGGTTCTTGATCTGACGAGGGCTTTTTACAACCTCAAGCATCATTGGAATGTTTCCGTAGATGCGGTGGAGATCTGACTCATTCGTATCGTTCGTAATACCTAGAGGCAATCCAATAACTCTATCCGATTGACTGTTCACAGCGAAGAACTTAGAATCGGGGTATCCGTTAGCAATCTCGTCCGTAAGAGGGTAGTCAGAATGGCCTGCTACAATAAGACTCTGACTTTTCGGTGGGCGAGATACCGTCTTTCCACGCCACTGAAAAGGATAGGGTGAGTAAAAGCTGTCTGTCTTGACATAGTTCTCCGGAAACGCCTGGAGAAACCGGTCAGTGCAGAGGACATCTTCTTGTGTCCATGTAAAATTCATTTACGTTTATTCATTCAGTAAGTCTAAATGAAAGTTTTGACCCTGGTTGTATCTGGTGGTTCAGAGCCGGTCTACAAGGAACACAAAAAAGTATGGCGAACAAATCACCATCCACAAGTTAAGGTTATCTTTATCGAGTATTCTGATGATGTATCTGAGATAACGCTAGACGGAGATACTCTACTTCTGCCTGGAACAGAGTCATTTCAAGCAATGACTCGTAAGACAATCGATAGCATCGAGTATTTCCTCGAAGACAAAGAGTTTACCCACGTGATTAGGACCAATCTTTCCTCAGTTTGGAATTTCCCTCGATTGATAACCTACCTGAAACTTCTCCCATCAAGTGGACTTTTTGCAGGTGTTATTGGTGGCGGAGATACGTCTTACTTTGTATCTGGAGCAGGCATTCACATGTCGCGCGACATAGCTGATCTACTGGTGAGGAACAAGGAACATGTGTGCGCAATTCAAGAACAGGATGACCTTGCAATCTCGTTTTGGTTGTCATCGCAAGGAGTTACGTTTACTAGACTGGAAACTAGGGTTGACTTCACGAGCAAGGAGAGGTTCGACGCATACAAGAACAAACTAGACCAAATGATCTACCACATGCGGTTCAAACAGGAAAACGGAGACAGAAGCGTCGAACCGGCCCTGATGCGTGAGATGATAAGTCTATTTTAAGGAGAGGACGCTCTATCTACCAATGAAGACTGCAGTGATCACTGGTGTGACAGGACAGGATGGTTCCTATCTCGCCGAACTGTTGCTCAAGAAAGACTATGATGTATACGGAATTGCCCGTCGGACCTCGCGACAGAACACGGAGCGAATCACTCAGATTCTTGATAACCCCAAGTTCTTTCTATGCGAGGGAGATCTAACCGATGCAAACTCTCTGCGGTCTGTGTTTGAAAAGGTCAAGGGTTATCAATGGATTGAAGTGTACAATCTTGGAGCACAGTCTCATGTTCATACATCGTTTAGGCAACCTGAACTTACTGCTGATGTGGATGCACTTGGTCCGCTTCGTATTCTTGAGGTCATCCGTTCAATGAACCTCAACGCAAGGTTCTATCAGGCGTCTACTTCTGAACTCTATGGCAAGGTTGTGGAGACACCTCAGAATGAAAAGACGCCCTTCTATCCTCGTAGTCCATATGGTGTAGCGAAACTCTATGCGTATTGGATCGTCAAGAACTACCGAGAGAGTTATGGAATGTTTGCCTGCAATGGGATTCTGTTCAATCACGAGTCAGAGAGGCGTGGAGAAGAGTTCATTACTCGCAAGATCACCAAGGGTATTGCAAGATTGCGCAAGGATCCCGAGTTCGTTCTTGAGCTAGGAAACCTGGACGCCAAGCGCGATTGGGGGTATGCTCCGGATTACGTGGAAGGAATGTGGCGAATGCTTCAACAGGATACGCCTGACGACTATGTTCTTGCCACGGGAGAAACACATACAGTCCGAGAGTTTCTGGAGACTGCATGGGGTCCGATTACTTGGAAGGGTGAAGGAATCAACGAGCAAGGTGAAGACGTCAACGGTCGAGTGATTGTTCGAGTAAATCCTGAGTTCTACCGACCTGCTGAGGTTGAACTCTTGATCGGCGATCCGTCAAAGGCGTGGGATAAGCTTGGATGGAAGGCGACGACTACGTTCTCAGAACTTGTATCGCGGATGGTTACGTCTGATAGAAATCCGGTTCCAATATAATGTCATTTTATGTTGGAAGACATACGTATGGTGTCAATTCTGCTCTACTGCGTGTATGGAGTCGCACAGACTGCTTAGTCGAGGTTGGGTCATTCTGTAGTTTTGGATCAAACATAAAATTTATCATCGATGGAAACCATCGCATGGACTTTTTCTCGACATATCCATTTGAAAGACTCAGAATTAAGACTACCGGCACTACAGTATGGGGTAAATATGATCCCAAAGTTGGAAACGATGTATGGATAGGAAATGACGCTATAATCTATTCCGGTGTCACGATTGGTGATGGAGCAGTAATTGCAGGTCAGTCAGTCGTAACAAAGTCAGTTCCTCCTTATGCAATCGTAGGTGGTAACCCAGCAAAGATAATCAGGTATAGGTTCGATGAAAAGACGATTGCAGACTTTTTGCGTTTAAAGTGGTGGGACCTACCAGATTCTGTTATCTTCAATCAGTTGGTTCCACTTCGTAATGACGTCCCTAAGATCATTGAAACACTAGAAACAATTAGATCCTCTTCAGCACAGTAAGTCCGTTGTTGTTACTACGACGAAGATCCATCTTCCATTCGGGGTGGGCGGAAAGGAACTCTGTAACAGCAGGCCACAGTCCCTTGCGAATCTCATCCACCGGAATCCCAGACTCACGACTCTGCTTTACAGCATCCCATCCAACGCGGACAGTCTCTCCAAGCCACTCGTCAACCGTAGTATCGTGAAGAATGATGAACTTATTCACGGATGCATTCCAGCGAGCAAGTTCGCGCTTGAGGTGTCCATACACATGCCAGGTATCAATGAAGAGAAGGTCGGTTGTGACAAGAGGGCAGTCCAGGTCACTCTGCTCCACAAACGAAGCGTTCACGCCATTTGCGCGACACAACGCGAGGAACGGCTCAATCTGAGTAGACTTCTTTGGGTCTACCATCACATACGTATTGTTAGGTGTGTTTGCAAGGCCGTATGCGAATGCATAGGAACTCACAACATCACGAACGCCACACTCAACCACCGACGAGCACTGCTTAGTATATGCGAGCAGTACTGGAAGGTGTTCGTTAATATCAGACGGAGTCATAGCGTTTGTTTTATACTTTTCAGGCAAGGACATTTGGGTATAATCTTCAATATTTTTTACATCTTTTAAACACAATGCCTGTTTACCCTATCTCCTTCTCGATCCCTGCTTCGAAGATCATTGCAACGATACCTGCAAAAACACAGCGTATGGCGTCACTTGTTCCTGGAGACGTATCAACCTATACGTTCACAGATGAGAAGTCATACTATGAAGGTTACTCAAAAAGCGTGTTTGGGAAAACCTGGAGGAAGGGTGGGTGGGACTGCATGCGTCACTACGAAATCCTTGCAAATGGATGTATTCCTTGGTTTGAGGGACTCGATAAGTGTCCGGAGAATACGATGACCCATTTCCCTAAGAAACTTGTGAAGGAAGCAATGGCATCTTCTGACCCAGAGTCGTTCATACCAGAACTCCTTGAGTATACTAGGACCCATCTAACGACCAAAGCAATGGCGCAGTATGTTTTCAATACAGTTGGCTGTCCGACTCCTAAACGAGTTCTTTTCCTTTCATCAGACATTTACCCGGATTATCTCAGATGCTTAACACTTTCCGGTATGAAGGAGATCCTGGGAAGCAACTGTGTAGATTCTGTGCACGTCCCTCATATTTACGATGACTATGGACCTACTAATCGGTTATATGGTAAGGGTTTCAGTTTCACGAAGTCTGTTCCTGCAAGTTCCAAGTCACCGTTGGTCCATATTGATGAGATACGAAATCATGCATTTGATCTCATAGTCTACGGGAGTATGCACAGAGGAATGCCTTACTACGATGAGGTTATGAAGGTGTACCAACCAAACGAGGTTATTCTGCTGTGTGGAGAGGACTTAGATGTCGGAGGAGACACGAACTCGTGTTCTGGTCCCGAATTTTCGAGCGTAGGTCATAGTGTTTTTATTCGGGAACTGGTGTCTATCCAAAGATTTGCCACTCGGATTGACATGATCGAGACAATGGTCCAAAAAGGTTCTGTTATTGCAGAACTTGGCGTCTTTCAGGGTTCGTTCATGAAGGATATATATAACCGAACATCGCCAGTCGAACTGGTAGGGATTGACTTGTTTGAGGGAATTATGTGCTCTGGTGATCAAGACGGCAATAATGTTCAATACATATCACTAGATAGCACCTATAACGAACTAAAACAGTATGCGAGCGAACGTCCTGGACTCAGTATCCGCAAGGGCTACTCGACGAAAGAACTAGAGACATTCCCAGATGATTACTTTGATATGATATACATTGATGCGGACCACACCTACAACGGTTGCAAGGCGGACTTGGAGATTGCATATCGAAAGAGTAAGAACGGAGGTCTTGTGATGGGTCATGATTACGAGATGAATATGTTAAAGGCGAATACTCGGTATGAATTCGGAGTCAAACAGGCGGTAGACGAGTTTTGCAAATCACACAAACAAGCGATCTGTGCAAAGGGGTATGATGGTTGCGTATCATACGCAATAAGGATTGCTAAGTAAGAAGTTCGGGGATATGAACGCTAACGTAATTAGTCATCAGTTCTAGTTTTGTTACTCCCCCCTGAAGACCACAGAAGTGAACTATCTTTCCCTCGTTCGACGAATTGTCACTTTTACCCTGTTGAAATACATCTGGTGTAAACACACTCACATCAATCATCTGCTTTGGGTTAAAGTATACGTTCATGTGAGACTGTTCATAGAAGTACTCTCCAATATGGACATGCATCTGTTCTTTGATTGCAGAAAAGTGTTCTTTCATAGTGATCGACGGAACAAATGCAAAGAATCCGGCACAGAAAACGCCGATCTTCTTTTCCTCGAACATCTCTAGGGTTTCCTTAGAATATACATCTTTATGCGACCAGTACGGGTGACTATGATATTCGACCTCCGGGCGATCACAGAAACAATATAACTTATTCACATCATTCACTTTGTTTAGTTGTTCATCTAAACGCCTATGTATGACAATGTCAGAGTCTATATAGACTATTTTGTCATACTTCATTACACCCTCATACGAGAACACATCTAACTTGTGAGCAGACGCCTCTTGTGGTGTTATCGAAACAGAGACTGGTGATAAGGTGACATTCTCAAACGTCCCCAGCATCTCTGAACACTTACTTAGTAGGATATCATCGCATAGAACGAGAATGTCATATGTAGGGTTGAACAACCTAAGAGACATAATTGACAACTTAACTACTTCGCAGTACTTCTCATCTAGACCGATGGTATAGTATGCAAGAACCTTCATTGAATTATTGAAGAAAAATAAGTGTATCAACCTGAACGATAAACCTGAAATGTGGGTGGATTTCCACCTACATTTTTGGTTTTGTTTTTGTTGGTTGTGTGTTTGTTTTGGTTCTTGGTCTCAGATACTTAGTTGGAGTATGCGAGGCCACCCATGCCGGACATGACACGGAGAACGTTGTAGTTGACGGCGTAGACGCGCACCTGGGCAGTGCGGCCAGAGCGCACCGTGTTCACGGACACCGTGAGCTGGAGCGTGGCCTTGTCGATACGCGAGAAGTTGCACGTGCCACTGGGCTGGTGCTCCTCCGGCTTGAGCGCGAAGGAATACACGTTGATGCCCTGGGTCGGCGTGCGCGTGTGGTGCTGGTAAGGCTGCACGCGGGAGAAGTAGCGTCCCTCGCGCTCCGTGAAGCGGTCCTGGCCGTTGAGCTGGAGCTTGGCAACCTCCACCGGGTTCTTGCCCTCGCAACGAACGCCAGACTGGAGAATGACCTTCGCGAGCAGGTAGTTCGTCGTGTCCTCGAACACCACCGCCTGCTCTCCGAACGCCGTCGTGAGCGAGGTGACGTTCGTGTCGAGCCAGGACGCACCGCCCAGCGACGGGCCCTGCGCGATACCCACACCCGGGAGGTAAGGGCCCGAGGGACCATCGTTGACCGTCGACGGGACGTTGAGGTTACCAGACTGCGCTCCACCCGACGATCCAGTGCCCAGCGAGCCGCGGGCGAGGACGTCCATCACGATGCCCTCCGTGGTGAAGTCGTCAGAGTAGTTGAACGGCTGCATGCCGTTGACCTCAGCGATGAACGTCTGGCTGGGCGTGCAGTCGACATACGAGTCGCGCTGGACAACCCACACGAGCTCCTTCACCGGGTGGTTGAAGTTGAGCTGGATCTTGTTCGACGAGGACGTGATCGACTCGGCGCCCGTGAACTGCAGCTGCTCGATGAGGTACTCGTGCGTCTGCTGGGCGAAGCGACGACGCTCCTCCGTGTCCAGGTAGATGTAGTCGATGTAGAGCGACGCGGCCGTCAGCGACTGGATCGACGTCGGGGGCGTGTTGCCTGACGTCACCTCGTAATACGTGCAGTTGATCCACTGCTCGAACTCGATGTTGATGCGCACCTCGTGGTACTGGAGCGCGATCAGGGGGATCGCCAGACCCGGGTTACGGCAGAACCAGAACTGGAGCGGGATGTAGAGCGTGCGCGCCGGCGTGCCCGCGCGGGGGGCGCAGGTGTTCGTCAGCTCAGAGCCAGCGCACGAGGCGTCCAGCTGGTAGCCCTTGCGGTCCTTCATCAGCACCAGGTCGTGCGTGTGGCCGAGCATGTCGTTGAGCGCCTCAACCGTGCCGATGTCCTGCGACAGCTGGGTCCAGATCTGCATCCAGTCGCCGTACTGGCGGTCGATGCGCTGACCGCCGATCTCGAGCTCAACCGTCTTGATGAGGCGGTGGCCGATGTAGGAGAGCCAGCGGAAGCGGTTCAGCTGGGAAACCGTGCCGATCAGGTCGACCGCCGGGAGAACCACCTGGACGTACGTGCGGTACATCAGGTCGGCGTTACGGTTGATGACGGCCGTAACACGCTTGTTGAAGTCCGCCTGGCCGTTGAAGGTCACCTCAATGGACTCCATGGCGAAGTTCGTGTGGCGCTTGTAGAGCACCTTCCAGAACGTGATCTGCGGGTTGCCGCTGATGTAGATGTCCTGCGCACCATAGCTGACGAGCTGAAGAAGACCACCACCCATATCGTTTGTATGATAGTATGCAAGAAAAATTATTTACAGGGTAGGCGACCGCATCAATGGGTGGCGCAGTGTTGCGCCTTGGATTGATGTGTTTACTTGCGATTACGGCGTGTTTTGCGCTTGCGACCCGCCTTAGGTGTGGGTCTTAACTTCACTTCCTGAAACTGTTGAGGAGTCTTAATTGTCAGAGGTTCCTTCGGAAACGGATTCCTAAGAGATCGTCTTGCTTGAAGAAGAGGAGCTAAAACTGCCGGATTGTTTGCTTCTGTATCTTGCTTCGGAACAACATACATATTCTCATCACCACCACGCGTGCGACGAGTGCGACGACCGCCGTTGGGTCGATTGGGATTCCTACTTCTCTTCAACTCTTCCCACGCCCTATCCATGTCTTCAAAGGATGATTCGCTTCTGCCATCATCTTTCGCGTACTTCCTAGCAAGAAGCGCGATTTGAATCATCTCATGCTCTGTCGCATGATGACGTTCCCGAAACTGAGTAACGAGAGTCTTATTTCGGTTGGGGTTCCTCGGCATTACTTAGAGCAGAGATTTAAGCCTTGGAGAGGAGGTGGGCCTTCTTCGCGCGAGCGCGGAGGGTGGCCTTCTTGCCGGACGACTTGAGGCCGTGCGACTTCAGGACACGCTTGAGGGCCTTGGCAGACGGGCCCTTGCGGGTGCGACGGCGACCGGCGGCCATTGCACCAGGGCTTCCCTCTGGGGCGGGCATTGCAGGAGACGTAGAGTTGCCAGCAGGAGTCATTTTATTTAGTGCTCAAGAAACTTTCATACTGAACGCGGGAAGTAAAAAATGGAGCCCCTTGGAATTATCGCAATCGTTGGAATTGCTGCGACAGCTATGTGGTTGGCGTATTACTGCAAGAAGAAGGGTGATTTTGGTGGGATTAAGATGGTGAAGTCTCCTTCAAATGAGAGTCTAGCGGAGATGGTAAGATCAGAGGACCCTACTCAATGATTGTCCTCGGTGTGATATGCATCGCTTCCAGCTCTTGCATCCAGAGCTTCATCGCATAAGGCAAGGTCTTCATCACGAAGTCTGTCTTGTTCCCGCACGCACCGCATGAGTAGATCCCCTCGGTAGGATTCACAACCGCAAGCGTGCCACAGGTCTTGCAAATGCCCGTCTTGAACGGGTCGGAAACATCCATCAGACGCTCCTTGGTAAACACCGAGATGCCGTGTGAAATCATACAGTCGCGTTCCATCTCTCCCACACGCAGACCACCATCACGAGACCTGCCTTCGCACGGTTGGCGGGTCAGCGACACAATCGGTCCTCGCGCTCGGGAGTGCTTCTTGTCAATCACCATGTGCTTCAGGCGCTGGTAGAAGGTAGGACCCATGAAGATCTCCGCTTGCATCATCTCTCCTGTCTGTCCATTGTAGAGGATCTCATTCCCGTAGGGGTGCAGACCCATCTCAACCATGTGTCGCTTCAGATCCTCAACCTTCAGATGACTGTAGGGAGTTCCGTCACCGAGTGTGCCCTT